TGTCTGAGCTTGAGTGCGCCGGCTATGTGCAGCGCAGAAGGTATCAAGACGAGTCTGGAAAGTGGCAGTACGACACCCTCGTCTATGACATCCCACAGCCTGTGAATAAGTCTGTGAAAAACACATCACCGCAGGTCACACCTCGTGAGGGTTTTCCCCATGAGGAAAATGCCGACGTATATCAAGAACTAAATACTAAAGACTATGAAAGAATCGGTTTGCTTTCTCAAGTAGCAGATCACTCAGCCTGTGGACAATGTCGCGACACAGGCTGGAAAGTCATTAAGGGCCTAGACCTAGAGAAGTGCGGATGCCTCATCGGAATGCAGATTCATGGCAGGTAACCCTATTTACAACACCAAGCAATGGCGAGAGCTGCGCAAGCAGATCCTCGAGCAAGACAGCGACTGCCACTGGTGTCGACTCAAAGGCAAACGAATCAAAGCAACCAGCGTTGATCACGTCATAGAGATTGACGCCGGCATTGATCCCTACGACGCGTCCAACCTCGTCCCCTCATGCGCGTCATGCAACTCGTCCAGAGGAGCACGATATGTCAACCAAAAGACCGCCCAAAGAATGCAAAAACGCAACGAAGCCACAAATGTTTCTTTTTTTGACGAAATACACACCCCGAGCCCCCACTCGGAAATACCCTCGACCAGTCGGAAACGACCTGAACCGAGCCGAACCGAGTCGGATATTCCAACATCGGGACGGATCGAGCCGAGACTGGTCACGCCTGTTCCTGCCGGCGAGAGTTTCGGCCCTGCCCTGACCGCTTGGGCAAAGCGCGTCCTTGGCATTGATCTCATGGAGTGGCAAAAGCGGATCTGTAACGACGCGCTGACTGTGGACGCTGACGGTGACTTCGTGTTCCGTGAAGCTTGTGTCAGCACTGCACGTCAGAACGGTAAGAGCCTTGTGATGAGAGCTGTCGCCGGCTTCATGGCGACCGAGTATGCAGCAGTCCGAAAAGAGCCCCAATCAATCGTGATCGTTGCCAACCAAAAGCGTCGAAGCATGGCCCTCTTTCGTGATGTCGTGCGCGACCTTGAGAACTTTGATTGCAAGGTTCGCTGGATGAACGGTGACGAGCGAATCAACTTCCCAGACGGATCGTCAATCTCGGTCGTCGCAGCTTCTGCTCACGCTCACGGTATGACAGCAACAGTCCTGCTCGTTGACGAAGTGTGGGACATCAGCCCCGAGGTCGTATTCACAGCTCTCAGGCCGTCACAGATCGCAGTCAAGAACCCGATGATGATGCTCTTCAGTACAGCTGGCGACCAGAGTTCAACAGTGCTCCAACAACTACGAGAACAAGGTATGGCAGCGATTGACTCGGGCCAACCGACCGCGCTGTACTTCGCCGAGTGGTCACTTGACGTCGGCTCAGTCTCAGTAGAGGATCGGCGATATTGGGGATGGGCCAACCCTGCGCTCGGGACAACGATCACTATGAAAGCACTCGAGCTGGCCTACGACTCACCCGATCGGCAAGCCTTCATTCGTGGACATTTGAACTTATGGATTGACTCAAACAGTGCATGGCTTCCACTGTCGCTCTGGGCCGAACGCGTCTCCGACCAACCCATGCCGGCGTACCAGTGGCTTACCATTGACTCGAGCATTGACGAGTCGCGGTACATCGGAATCGGTTCAGCGTTTGACGGCGATCGCGTCATCGTCACGACAGCCTTCGTCGTGGAATCAGCCCAACAAATGTGGGAACAAGTCGTGCGCATCATGGGCGACCCACAAGTCAAACTTGCTTGCACCCCATCACTAGAAATTCATTGCCCTCCTGACCTTCGCCGGCGGATGACCATTGTCGGATATGCGGAGCTCTTGAAGTGGACTTCGTCAGCGAAAGCAATGATCGTTGAGGATCGTGTTCGCCACACTGGTGACCTTGCTCTTGCTGAACATATGGCTCGAAGCGTCGCTGTGAAAACGGGAGGAACTGTCGTGCTCAGCTCGCAGAAGTCGCCCGGCCCGATTGAGTTAGCTCGCTGTGCAGTCTGGGGAATGATGCTCGCATCAAAACCCAAGACCTCCAACAAAGCAGCTTTCGCTTTCGGTTGACCTTAGTAGACAACTGAAAAATAGTTTGCGAGACTCCGAAGCGATGGCTCTTTTCGGAAGCAAGAAAGTAAACGCGACCCCAGCGTTCGCGTCTGCTCCCGTACAGGCTGCAGCAGGATCTGCCGCACAGGTGGGTCAGTTCTACACGTATTCCGTCGGGGCATCGCAAGAACTGGCCTTATCTGTGCCCACAGTTGCACGCTCGATTCAAATGATCGCGTCCATGGTCGGCTGCTTAGAACTAAAGCATTACACCACGCAATGGACTGGATCCGAGTACGAAGAGTTGTATTTGGAAAACGAGTCGTGGATGGATCAGCCCGATCCGAAGGTCACGCGCAACTTCATCTTTTCGCAATTGGTCACAGATCTAATGCTCCACGGTCGCGGATTCTGGTACATCACCAGTCGCTCAACTGCCACAGGACGCCCGCTTTCGTTCCAATGGTTACCCGCCGCAATGGTGACGACCATGGATCAAGCAGGTCCGCAATGGTTCGGCCCGTCCGACCAAGTTGAATTTAACGGTTTTCCACTTGCAACCGATGACGTCGTGCAATTCTTAGCACCGACTCAAGGTCTGCTGTACACAGGCAACCGGGCAATCATGACGGCCATAAAACTTCAGCAAGCCGCCGACCGTTTTGCTGTCAACGAAATTGCCGCTGGTTGGTTGCAACAGACCGACGCATCCGAACCAATGGCAGCCGAAGATCTTTCCGAACTTGCAGCTGCTTGGCGTAACGCTCGACAAGTTGGCGCAATCGGCGCACTTAACAGCGTTGTGACTTTTAAAGAGTTCTCCAGTGACCCGAACAAACTACAACTGATTGAGTCGCGTCAATTCCAAGCATTAGAACTGTCTCGGGCCACTGGAATTCCCGCATATCTTTTGGGCATCGGCGTTCAGGGATACACATACCAGAACGCGCAACAGGCACGCCAAGATCTTTACCTTTTCGGTACAAAACAGTATTTAGACGCAATCGAGCAGACACTCAGCATGAACCAACTCTTGCCACGCGGACGGTACGTCAAATTTGATGTCTCCGATTATGTTTACGAGAACGATCTAGGGAATGTTGAGCGCGAACCCGCTTACGAATCTGGAAACCGCGAGGAAGAATACTCATGATTCAATTAACAGCTCAACAGATCACACTTGACGCTTCCGCCGATGGCGAACCATCACGCCAGATCACAGGTCTCGCCGTTCCGTGGAATGTCAAAGCGACTCTCTCCGGTGGAGAATCGGTCGTCTTTCTTGAGGGCTCACTGCCCGAAGATGGCCCGATGCCAAAGCTTCTCGAATATCACGACGACACGCGCGTTATAGGCCGAGTAACCGAGAGAGTGTCAACTAGCGAGGGCATGATGTTTGTCGCCAAGCTGAGCGCAACTCGAGCAGCTGACGACGCTCTTGCACTGCTCGCCGATGGTGCACTTGACAGCGTTTCCGTGGGAGCAATTCCCACCAAGTTTAAGAGGCTGTCAGACGGCACTTTAGAGGTCTCTCAGGCAAGATTCGTTGAGCTGTCAGTCGTCACTCAACCGGCTTACGAATCGGCTCAAATATTTTCGGTCGCTGCCTCTTCACCAGAAGAAGAAGTTTCCGACGAAGAAGAAGTAATACCCAACCCAACCCCAACATCCGAGGAGGATGAAATGTCAGAACCTACAACTGTTGAAGCCGCTGTCGCGACTCAACCCATCTATGCAACCGCTGTCAAGCGCGACGCAAAACTGCCGACCGCTGTCGAATACTTGAGTGCTGCCATCGCAGGCGGAACCGCTTGGGAACGTATGCACGAAGCACTTCGCGCTGCAGCTCCCGATGTCGTCACCAGCGACACACCCGGTGTGCTCCCAACCCCAATCCTTGGGCCCGTCTACAACAACTTTGTCGGTCGCCGTCCAGTCGTTGACGCAATCGGTGCCAAGTCCATGCCCGGTGGAGGCAAGATCTTTATTCGTCCTGAGGTCACGACCCATACGAGCATTGGTGCAAGCCTTGCCGAAATGAGCAACCAGTCAGGCACTTTTGTGGTGAGTTCGAATCAGGTCACCAAGCAAATTTTCGGTGGCTATGTAAACATCTCCGAAGCCGATCTTGATTGGACCGACCCCGCCATCTTGTCAATCTTGCTTGACGACATGGGCCGAATCTACGCAAACGCAACCGACAACTATGCAGCCGATACTTTGGTCGCTGGCGCAACCACGACTCAAGCGTTTACCGCTGCCGACACTGACGACCCGTCAGTTTGGGCCGCTGAAATTGCTCAAGCTGCAACAACGATCCTCACTTCGTCAAATGGCAACTTGCCGACTCACTTGTTTGTGGCTCCCGGTATTTGGCAAGATTTGATTGCTTTGTCGGATTCGAGCAAGCGTCCGTTATTCCCACAGATCGGACCGATGAACGCATTTGGTAATCTTGCACCCGGTCAAGTCAACGGAAACGCTTTCGGTCTGCAAGTTGTAGTTGACCGCAACTTTGCAAGCGCAACTTGTATCG